CGGACCAGCTTGTTGCACAAATTGTGGCCAACAATGTAAAAGTACAGCAAGAAGAAATGGAAGAACAACAAGCGGAAACAGGCGAGTATGCAGACTCTAGTGCATTAATAGGGTTCATGGCTTACGTACCGGGGTTCAATGCGTACAGACAGGTAGATCTACCAGACCAAACAATGTGGTACCAACCTAAAGAAATTTATAGTAATATATCCATAACAGATAATAACGCTGCATTCCTTGGAATGTACTCAGCGAATCTGCAAGGAATTAATAGTTTAAAACAAATGCAACCTACTTTATAAATGGACTGGTTTCAAAACAAAACAACACAACTTATAGCCCTGGCGGGTATTGTCAGTACATTAGCTGGCTTTGGATACACAGGTGCGGGCTACGTTAATAGAATTACTAATCTAGAATCTAAAATGGCTCGTTATATTAACGAGATTGATGCACTTGCAGATCAAGTTGTTGATTTAGAAAAGCAAGTTGTTGCAGTTGATGAACAGATTAAATCGTTAAATATAGAAACACAGGACTTAAGTCCTATTAAAGAAGATATTGTTGCATTGCAAACAAGTGTTGCAGGTATAAATGCAAGTGTTGATTCTATGTACGATGATGTACGTAGTCTTAAAAATATGAATGATAACCCACTAGCAAATTAAGGAGTAAACAATGAAAAGGAACTATTGGTATATTGGAATATCAGAATGGCTTAAAAATAAACTATTAGGTACAGAAACAATAGTAGTAAGAGCCAGAAATAAAGCGGGGCAATATCTTAAAGATGACCCTAAAACTAAAAAGAATGAAGCTTATACTAAAAAAGTAGTGAAGAAGAAAGCTACTAAAAAGAAAGCTACTAAAAAGAAAACAGCTAAGAAGTAATGGGCGACGATCAATATCATCCAAGTAGCAGATTCGGTGGCGACATGTCTCGAAACGAAGTTGAGATGGACTTATCCAAGTTCATGGAGATGCTTCAGGAAAACTCTGCGCTTAAAGATAAAATAAGAACTTTAGAGGATGAAAAGAACGACAACCCTTATCAAAAGTTTATCTTTGTAGCTCAAGCTATAGATAGCTGGCGTATTATCCCTAGGTGTTTTTTAGGGGTGTATATGTATTTATTATATTTTACAACCTTCTGGTTTATGGATTTACCAGATCCTACTTTTGAACAATCGGGTTTGATT